TGATTGAAGTAGTGTAAGCTTTTGCTGCTTCGTAGGAACCTCTGGATGCCATCGGTCATTTCCTCCCTTTAGGGTTTAAGTTGCGGCGGCTGCCGATAGCCTCGCAACGATTCGATTTTAGCGGGTCAGGCGATGTAAGGAAACCAAAAAGAGCACCGCCCAACCCTGGCGCAGCCGGGTATGTTTGCCGCGCCTGTATCATGATATCTTTCGCCCGCTGAAATAGGTTTCAGAGGCGCCGGTGTTTAACGTAAAGCTGGTTTGTATTTCGGGGTGCATTTGAACCGTAATCAGATCACCCTTTGCAAGCTCAACCGGGCCAGTTTCAACCGTGGCAAAGCCCTCTTTTGTCCCCACTGTACGATCACCACCATAAGACTCACGCAAAACAGAGCCGTTTTTGTAAATCATCAAAGCCAGGTAAGTGAACGCCCCAACATACACACCTTGCACCGCTGCACTAAACTCATAGGTCCCAGCGCTCGGCGCCTCAAAGTCGTAATCACTGCCGCTGTGGTCGTAGTTGCCGCCATAGTCGTGATTCTCGTTGTTATATTCTACCTGAAAAACGCTTTTTGTTCCGGGTGCTGTTGTGGCTGCTCCGTAAACGCTAAAGCTCGGCGCCTCCGGCTTAATCGTCACGTCGTCCCAGTAACAATCATAACCCGGTGAAGTTGGCCGCGTGATTTTAAGCTTCGCATAGGCCACGTCTGAACCTGGGGTCACTACGGCAGTTCTGTTTTCCCATGTATCGTTTGCCGCGCAGGCTGCATTTGTGATGCTTGCCGACGATGTCGAAGCCGCAACCTTGGCCGACGTGTACCAGTACAGCGTCGAACGCATCGTTACGTTCCCGGTTTGCCTAGCCCATAGGCTCACGCGGTAAGGCGTTGAACTGTCTATGGGAATAAATCCGCTGTACCATACCACGTTGGTTGACGTGTTCAGCATCTTTAGGCTTTTGCTTCCAGAATGCACCACGCTTGTCTCTCGTGCCCAGTCTGTAACAGTTACGCCGTCGCCGGTTTCAGTCCAACCCATAGGAACCGCGCCGGGGTCTGCCCAGTCTTCAAAACCGCCGTTCCACAAAGCACCGTTTGCCGGTGTTAGTAGTTCGCGGTTAAATTGGCTGGCCGTAATCGCTCCGATTCGGCGCATGTCAACGATAGACGTTACACCGCTCCCATCACTTACAACTTTAGCGAGTCTAATTTCATCACCCGCTAAAGCTGGCTCGGCGGCGCTTGTTGCCACCTCTTGCTTGATTAGCTGACCGCTTCTTGAGTCAATCCCAATGTAGGTGTGCTTGCTCGCTGTTGCTGTTTGCGTTAGCGCTAGGCCAGACTGCCGCGTACCTGCCCCGGTGGATAGATTGCCCGCGTTTATTTTGTAGCCTAAACCGCTTGTTGCCTCTGCGTCGAGCCCGTCCAGTACGCTGTGGTCCATCATGCCCTTAACCACTGCAGATTTATCAACCGAAGACCGGCCAAGCCTGTCTTTCATCATCGGCGGCGTAATAATAGAAACCGATGTCGCTGGTGCTGATGGCTTTGTAACGTAGACACAAGTAAACTTGATTCCTACCGTATCACCAACGGGCATAATCTCTTTACCCACAACCTCGAATTTGATTGTTGAGTCCAGGGCATTAAGTCGAAGCTCTGGCGAAACAAAAAAATCGTTATCGATTGAAATCATATCGCCAAGTTCAATGTTTATGAACTCGAGGCCAACACTGAAGGTTATCTTCGGGGCGCCGTTGCTGTACCTGGTCAATGCTGCTGTTGCGAAATTGTAAGCGGCGGTGATGTCCGAAAACACAAACGGCAAGCCAGCCCCTGGCGCGTCTTGCGTTCCTCCAAATGGCCTTGAAACGATAGGATCATAATCAATACCCCACGCCACATCGATGTAGGCGCTTAAGTCGCCGTCTTCGTCATAGTTTTCCAGAGGCATTTCTGCCGCTGCCAGCGCTGCCTCTGCTGTGGACTTGATTATTTCTCGACGAAACAACGCATAAAAGGGCCTATCTGCGCTGATTTTATCAGCCGCAACCTGCCCCGACACCAAGTTGCGCGTTCCGGCAAAGCCTGCCGTTGCGTCACCGTTTGGAATGATTCCGTTTCCGTTAAACAAAACGCTAGGCTTAGCTAGTGTGCCGGGCGATAAGTAAACAGAGTTAATTTCTGCCACCCGCTCGCCGTAATTCGTTATGCTTGTTGCATCTTTTAGCGTCAGATTGTTCTCATTTGAGCCCATGCCAAGCGATATTGAAATGATGTTATATAGGGCTGGCTTCGGGTCTTGCTCGAAGGTGTGGTATTCGTCTGCAGTGAAGTGATACACCACCGATACGCTAGAGTCTAGCTTTGAAATCTTCAGCTTGCCCGTTGAATCAACCAACATGATTGATTGTGTAAGCTGCTGAAATTCTTTTAAGAACTTGTCCGGTAAAATGCGAGCAACGCCGAAGCCTGCATGGTCTGCATTGTAAACGTCGTAGAGTATTTCGCTTTCGCTTGGCTCTTTGGGCAGGTTGGTCTGCTCGCTGTCAGATAGATAAGCGTTCACACCGTAGGAGCTAAAGCAATAGTGGGAGATATCTGTAAAATTACCCGGTGAGAACGTGGTGCTGTCTATTTTTGCCGAAGCAATGCCGACATCTTGAAACGCCTGGTCTAGAACTTCAAGAGGATGTTTGTTTACATAGGTTCGCAGGCTTTTATAGTTTGTCAGCTTGCTTTGATATTCGGTAATGTCAAAAATGATTGAACCCTCTTCAGCCCTGACCGACTCAACCCGCCCGCGAAAAATTAAAGCCGCATCGGTGGTGATGACTTCCGGCCCCAGCAAGTAGACCAGGCAATCAGCATCGTAAAATGAAAAGCTGCTCATCAAGTCGCGCGTGTAGTCGTTGTCTATGACTTCAACCTGCAACGTACCTACCTGCAAATCACGCTCTAAGGGGTCGTATTCCTGCGTTACAGCTGTAACCGATTGGAGTATAGGATCGCCCTCAATCGTTGAATCTACGCCGTTGTGGCCGTTATGGAAATACACTGATTTGGAGCTTGGCACCGATGTTTGAATAGCGACCTGAACGATAGGCTCAGGTGAAGCCTTCCGCATTTCTTCAAGGTATGCCGACGATAATGTGATGGCCATTTATTCTATTCCCTTGAAAGGTAGGGCGGTTGCTCGGTCATCGAAAACGAGAGGATTCTTTCAAACGGCCCAACAAGCTGAAAGTTTAACGCCGGTGTATTGAGAATCATCAAGTAGGGCTCGGCGCCACTCGATGGCTTTTCAATGTACAGAAACGGGCTTGTTCCTTCATTGATTCCATTAAACCAGTTTTCGATAACTGTTATTTCAGCACTGGCAGAGATGGACGCCCTAAAGTTTCTAAGCGCTTGGCCCCGGTAATGAACGTACCGCCGCGTCAATCCGCTCAATGCTTTAAACTCCGTTACTTGGCTAAACTCGTCTTTATTATTCCAAGGTACATCTGGGTTTCTTTGTAACTGGTAGCGGGTGCCCAGCCATACCTCGCCTATCTTTGCCTGTCGTGCTGTGCCGCTTAGTGCCGTTATCTTGATGCGCACAAAACGCACGCCCGAATATCTTTGGGCGGTGCCGTTTGCGTCGTAAGTGCTTGAGCCTCCGGCGCTGTTTAGGTTTGTACACAGGAGCCGGTCGTCACTTGTGCCGCTCACTGTGTACTTGAATATCTCTATTGTGTTGTCGCCGCCACTTGTTCCAAAGTCAGCAACATCAGAAATCTCTAGCGATATAGTAGCGAAGGGGTTTGCGCCGCTGTTTAAGTTGTGATTCAGAATAAGACAGGTATCAAAACTTATTGTTGAGCTGGACCCAATATCAAAAACCAAATAGCGCGTTGCAAGGTCTGCGCTGGTGTCTTTAGTCTGCAGGCTGCCTATATTATCATAAGCCCGAACCGCTGGACCATCGGCGGCAGTGGTGGCCGCGTCGGTGGTGGTTCCTGCGTCGTTCCATCTTGCAACGGTTGGAGAAACTAGTGATTGAGAAACCATCATAGGCTTATCAGCATTAAAGCCGGTCGTTTCTGCTGTTGCTAGGTTTGCCGCTGAGTAAGCCATTAAAACATCCCCTGCGTTCTAAGCTCTTTGAGGGCTGGCACGACGTTTTGACGAACGAAGCGCTTAATTTCTGCGCGGCCTGCAGGTATCTGGCTGTTCATTTCAATAGTTACCTGGCCGCCGCCGCCTAGGCCGCCTTCTTGCCTCATGCGGTCCACCTGGTTACGGCTTAAAACCATCTCACCGGCCTGTGCCATAATAGGAACAGAGTCGTGGCCCTGAACGCCGCCCTTGACTACGCCACCTTGCGCCATGCCTTGAAAACCTAGCTGGATAAATCCGCGCACAAGCGAGAACATAGTAGCCGCTGCGGCGGCAGCGAGCGCAGGCCCTACGATTGGAATGCCCGCTTGACTGCTTGCCGCCCCTGCTGCGGCTTCAGCCGCTCGGATTGTGACGATGTTTTGCATAGCGCCAAGTGCTGAGTCAATCATTTGCGCGGTCATCGCCTTAAATCCTTCGGCAAATTTATTTTGCCCCTCTTCGGCTGCGCTAAAACCAGATACAAAAGCGCCGCCAATTGACGAACCAAGCGCACCGTACTCGTTCGCTATGCCTTCAATTCGGGCTTTCTCTGCCGCTGCTCTGGCCTCTGCGTCGGCGGCTGCTTTTTTGTCCTCTTCTGCCGCCAGCCTTTTTGACTCTGCGAGTTTTTCCTGGGCGGTTTTTTGTTTTTCAACAATTGCGGTTTGCTGTTCAAGCGTCTGGTTGGCTAAAACCGTTTCACCTACAAAGGCCTTGTTTGCTGCGGTGGCAACCTGACCGATAGCCTTGTAGACGGCCTCCCCGTTCTTTTTTACTTGGCCTTCAAAAGCCTCTTGAGCTTTTACTTGCTTATCAAGCTGGATCGTTGATTCATCGGCGGTACTCTGGAAGATATCACCAAAGCTTTTGACCTCTTGAGCGCCTGCTCTAAGTTTTCCGGCTAGACCATCGGCCCCGACTGCATCGGCTAGGCTAGCCATCTTCTCAAGAGCTTTTGCGCCACCGCTTAGCAGCGCAGCATAGTAAGAATTAACGGCAATTTTTAGCGTGACCCAAGTCATAGATAGGCCGCTTGTAATCTTGCTGATTAGTATGAGCCCCTTGGCAGCTGCAACCAGTGAAAACTTGGCGAAGCGTTCAATGTATTCAACAAGCTTCAAGCCTATTAGGTTTTGGTTTTTCTGAAGCCATGCCTGGGTTTTTTTAATGATAGGATCTAGGGCCTTTGCTGCCCCGTTCAGCCCCTTCATAAGAATCACGCCCACGCCAGCGCCAAGCTTTTTTACCGAGGTCGATGTCTTGTCGAAGCTTTTAATCAGAGGATCGTTAGCATCAACAAATGCCCTGGTTGCCTCGATGGCGATTAGGCCTACATCTCGAAACTTTTTGACCAGCTCAATAGATTGGTTAATCATGACGCCAGCCGCGCCAACCTTGGCAAATGCCGAAGCGGCGCCAGCGCCAAAACGCTTGACCGCCGAGAGAGAGCCCTTTGACTCTTTGCCTATTTTTTCAATAGGCTTACTGGCGTCATCCGTGGCCGTGACTTCGATATTAATGCTTTTGTTCATATCAGCCACGGCTTCGGCTCCTCTTCATTGCTTTGTCCATCTCGGTCTTCTGCCGCTTAGCGGTTTCTGCCTCAATTTCTTTTATCACCACACTGGCGTGATGAATCACATCGTACACATAAGCAGGCTCATCTAAAAGCTTGCTGCTACCAAATGGCAAAATCTGATAATCCCGCCAATCGGTAAACCACTGAACCGCTTGCATGGTCTCGTGGTCAATTTGCGACCAGGGACACCGCCGAAGCGATGGCGCAAACTCGAAGGCTAGATTCTGCGTTGTTTCGCTGTCGCAGTTTCTAAACTCTCGCTTGCTGTCGTGCTCTTCCGCCTCTGGTCCTCTGCACTTTGAGCACTTCCATTTTAGAGAGGCGTGGCCACTAGAAAAGAATCTAGCAGCCAGCTCTATTTTTTTCGGAGCCCCTCCGACAAAGTCGAGATTTCCGTTATTGCGTTGTAGAGCTCATCAATCAAAGACTGCTCCCCACGCTCCCAAAGCTCTGCGCCGTCAGCAATTGACCGGTCAAGAATATCTGAGGCGCCGTCTAGCTTTACCACCCGCGCCTTGATGATTTTCTCGATGGCTGCCTCTGCAGCCTTCAAGCTTACCTTGCCATCTTTGCCGATGCTTGCCCGCTGCGCTGCTCGAAGCTCGCCGCCTGTCATCGGCGCAAGCTCCGCGCTCATCTGCTCAGCCTCTGGCTTTTCTCTGTTTTCGTTCCACTTCGGAACGTATACCCTTACGTCTTCCGCGTTGTATGTCATTTTTGGTTTCCTTGTTTATGTTACTGGTTCCAGGCCAGCGTTAGCTCATCGCTGCCGCTTGTGCCCAGTGCTGTAAATGGGAGGCTTAAGACTGCTTCCTCTGCTTCCGGTACTTCGATACCTGCGAAGTCGATTTCAATCTTGCTCATCGTTGCTACTACTTTGTACCCCGTGGTTCCGCCCAAGGTCACAACGAGCGCAACACTTGAGAACGTTGGGTCTGCTGTGGCTGTTGTCTGAACATATCGCTGAGCCAGTGACTTGATAAAGTCCTTTCGGGCTCGCACTGAAATATTGCCTTTGACTGAACGATATCCCGCTACAAAATCAGAGGTGCCCTTCTCGAAAGCCTCATCTGATAGCGCCTTGACTCCGTTGGTGACGGTCACATCAAAAGCGGTGACGGGAAGCGTCACGCTGTTGAGCACCAAGCTGCCGCTGATTCCGTTCACC